GGGAACCAAAATATAATGATAATCATAAGACAACTTTTAATATTGGATCTAAATTAAATGTAAAAATGAAATATCCAACTTTAGAATATGTTTTAAACAATAATAATGATTATTACGATATGTTAATAGATTGTATTGATTTTATAGAAACAAATGAAGAAATTATTCATTCACGAGATGTATCACGAGATTCTATGAAAGAATTTGTAGAAAATTTATCAAAAAATGATTTCAATGTATTAATAGACTTTTTCAAGACTATGCCAAAAATAGAAAAAGAAATAAAATATAAAACTAGTGATGCTGTAGAAAGAACAATAATATTAAAAGGACTTAGAGATTTTTTTCAATAAGCCTCAGTCACCTTAGTCTTAATACATTATTTAAAATTAATTTTAATCTGATGCAAATTCAAAAACAAAGTTTATCAGATATAGAAAGCATGATACCGTGGGAAAGAGACTTATTTGTGGAACAACTGAGGCAACACATAGAAGAACAAAATCTAAAAGCAATACAAGCGAAAGCAAACTCAAGATATGAATAAAAGAGAACTGGCAAATTCAGAATTATCAGATACATTATCATCAAATTTATTATTTTTAAATAATATAAAAAATGATATTGGGGACACTTTGCCTGCTTTAGAAGAAGTTCAAAACAATGATAAAGCACAAATAGCAAATAATTATAATGTTGTAGTTAATGTAAATAATAATACACAGCAACAAAATCCTAAAAGTGAAACAAAAAATATAGTACAAAATATATTAAAATATAACACGCCTAAAAATATTCAAGATTTAAAAAAAAATTACACAACAAACTACAGTGAAGATAATTCTTCACCATCAATCAATCTACTAGAAAATAACAAAGATTTAGTAAATATTAACCAAGACTTATTACCAAACACGGATTTAAAAAACGAATATATTACATTAACAAATAATAACAATAGTAAAAGTAATATTATTGATAACCAAGAAGTCAATAATATTAATCAGTTAAATTTAGAGAATTCAAATTATACTATATCAAATACAAATAATTCTATTAGTAATTCACAATCAAATGATTCTACCAATATAGAAAATCTAAACAATAAGAATAACATTTTTAATAATTCAAATATATTAAATTCTAAATCTGAAGTATATCCAAATTTAACAAATATTTTAGAAACAAATAATTCTAATTTAGACATTAATAAAACTATTAATAAAATAGAAAATAACAATAACAATTTTCAAAATTTATTATTAAATGAAACAAATTATGAAAATGGATTTGTTAAAAACTATTCATATTCTACAGCTAATATTATAAATGGAGATAAAAATTTAAATCAAACATACTTATCATTGAATACAATTATGAAAAATTCTTTAGACGGTGACGGTAATGCTATATCGATTAATGATAATGAATTTACTTCTGATCAAATAACAAATCAACGTAATTTTTATGAAACAAAAAATTACAATAATATTCAAACTATTAAAAATACATCATATTTCGATTCCATTGAGTCTGAAACTAGAAATTTTGATTTAGAAGAAAAGCAAAGAAAAAATCTAGCAGATAGAATGATGATTCAGGTTGGCAAATCACTAGATAGTCAAAAATCTAAAGATAAAAATTTAGCAGAAGAAATGAATGAAAATATTAAAAAAACAATTGACAGATCTTTATCTGCTTCTAGTAGAGAAAGTCACGAATCTGCGGAATTTAAACACATAAACACACCATATTCAAATGATGCTGAAATGATTATTTCAAAAATGAACAGTCCTCCGATTTGGAGGACTGTTCTAGGATAAGGAAGAGAAATTTATTTTAGTTTTCTGCTAGTTTCTGAAAATAACTCAGAGCATCAGATTCATCATCAACATCTTCTTCAACTGGTTTCTTTGTCTTTAGATTTGGTTTCTTTTCTACAAGTTCTTCAGACATATCTTCTGCTGTCTTTTGAGCAGGAGCAGCACCACGAATATCTCCACCAAGAACTTCATATAGACGTGCCTTAAGTTCATCATATGACTTAAAGTTAGAAGCATCAACCAATGGAAGAAGAGGATGTTGTGCTTTCCAAATCTTTTCCATCTTAGAATCGTCATCAAAAAGTGATGATTGAGAATCAAACTTAGAAGCATCGTAATTCGTATATCCACCTACCTTACGAATCTTGATGCGGAAGTTTGCTCCCTTCCAAAAATCAAATGGGTTGATTGCTTCCTCGTCCTGAAACTCTGGTTTCATGACTTGCTGAATCTTCTCAAAGATCTTTGTTCCAAACTTATAAAGGAATACCTTTCCTTCATTTTGTGGATTTGCTGGATCTGAAACGACATAAATGTTGGCAATGTATGTCAACTTACGCTTACGAACTCTTGCCAAATCCTTATCTGATTCAAGACCTGAATTCCACAATTGATTGTTCAATTCACCAACAGGATCCTTTTGACCTAAAGTTGTTAGAGAATTTTCAATATACCAACCCCCTGTACCTTGAAATGCGTGGTTATACAACTTTACCCATGGTACATCTTCGCCATCGACTGGAGGAAGGAATCGAATAATTGCGAAACCATTTCCCGTCTTATCTTGCTCTGGTCGCCAAAATCGATCGTCTTTATAATCCTTAGTCTTTGTTTGATCTTCCATCTTTTTGATGAGATCTTCAATTCCCGACTTTGACTTCTTCTTCAAATCTGAAAAACCCATATATCCTACTTTCCCCAAGGATCTACCTTGGTCTTGATGTTTTGTGGGAACTCCCCACTTTGTTATTTTACTATGATAAATATTACTTGTCAAGCAAGTGGTAATTTATTTTTATTTTTTGGTAAAAAGTTTAATTCTCTTGCTTCTTGTTCTATCTTTTCTAAAAGGGGTTGAGATAAAAGTTTAGGAGCAAGAGAGAAATCATATGAATATTCTTCAAAGAAATGAAGAACAGCATCCATGTATGATGAATTTCTTTCCTTTACATATTTTTCAACTCTTTTTGAGAAATCTTCTTTATTTATGTTAAATATCATGATCGTATTATACCAACATAAAAATGTATGTCAACTATAAGTATATATAAGATAAAAGGAAATAAATTATATGGCAGTATATACCGCAGACAATATTGAGATTTCAATAGCAAATTCCAACAGCGCAGTAATAGCAACTGATTATGGAACAAGTGGATCTGTTGGTTTTAGTGCTGCTCATGCCCAAATATCTAAATTAGCTTGGGGAGATGAAAATTACACATATAGAGTAACCGAATCATATCCTGCCCCAGTAAAGATATATGGTTCAACTGGTTCTGCTATAAGTGTATCTGGAACCGTATCTGGAACTGGTAGTTTTTATGTTCGAACAAATGCCGGAATTCCTCTTGTTGTTATCGGTTCTACTTTAACCTCAGATGCCCCGGTTGGTATTTCTGGTTATATACAAGGGTTAACAAACGGAAGACCAGTTGGTGTTACTGGATATGTAAATATTTTAAATAGTGTTGCTGTGTTTGGTGTAAGCGGAGCAACTGCGATAGGTATAACTGGTGGAAGACGATTAAATTATTCAACAGATAGTGTTTATGTTTATGGTGATGTTGGAATTAGTGGTGGATTCCAGTTAACAGCATTTGATGATTCTGTATCTGTTTATGGTCCTGGTGGAACAACATACGTTGAAACAAATCTAAATGTTGGTGGTGTTGCGTTAGGTCTTTCTGGAGATGCTTTAAAGGTTGCCGTAACAAACGCTGGATTCACGTTTAGTGTTTCTGTATCAGCAACTACCGGAGTTACAAATAGCGGTGGACCATTAAGAATACAAGGATATACTGGAACTGGTGATCCTGTAACTATACAAGGAACTCTTTCTGGTGGAGCAATTGAGGTAGCAGCATATTCCACTTTACCTGTTGGAGTATCTGGATCTGTAACAATAGACGATGCAGACATCATAGAAGAAATTGATTCTTTAAGAACAAATATTAATTCTGTAGCAGCGAACGCCGGATATGCTTTAGATATACTAAATCTAATAAACGCTTCAGGCAATGGTGCTAAAGTTATTGTAAATTCAATAACCAAACCAAACAGAATATTCCACGGACAAAAAACGTTATCAACTAGTTCATCTCAAATAAGTACAGAATCCATTAAATCTGGTATAACATTGAAATCTCTAGCATCGAACACGGTAGACATATACATTGGAAATAGTGTTAGCGTTGCTACAACTACTGGATATGTTTTGAGTCCAGGAGAAACAATTTATCTTGAAGTCTCTACAGCAGGGTCACTATTCGCAAGATCAGGATCAGGAACCGCAATACTCTCTTATATTGGATCATGAAAAATATAAGACAAAATATAAAAACAAATCTAAATCAAACCAAAAAAGAGAAATTAATTTTGGTGAGAGAAGGTTTATTATATGGTATTAGCATAGAAAGATCCAAGAATGAAAAAGTCACAATAAATCGAGGAATAGTTTCTACTCCGAATATTGTATTTCACACAAATAATACAAAATGTCTTGTAGATTACACAAATCAAACTAATGAAAATATACCAGATGTTGTAAATAAATTTTTCACTCAATTGACTACAGGCATGACTCTTGAATTTAGTAACGCAACATACACTGATCCAAATTCAGAATTAACTTCAAATTTAAATGGAACATATATTTTTCGTAGTTTTTATGAGGGTATAGCAAATCTAGATGTAGTTTCTGTTTCAAATTTATCTTCATCTATAACAAGATATGATAAAAATAGATTTGATCAAATTCCTTATTTTACAGCAAATTCAGTAGCAAATCAAAATTTTGTTACAACAATTATTAAAAATAAATTTGGAAAAAATAGCAAAAATTCTTTCAATTCTTATGGGGTTAAGGTTGGAGACTATATAAAAATTGGAGAAAATTCTACTCCAGTTAAAATTACAGAAATAAACATAGATGTTGATGGTAATGAATATATTAACATAGATGCTATCTATTCTGTAGAGGATAGAACTTCTTTACCAACTAAGATTGAAATCTATATACCAAATACAGAATCTATTACATTCACTCCGGATCTAAATGATAAG